CATTGCCAATCCTTATTCTGATTTCAATATGAATGAGATTGTTGAACAGTTGGCATTTGATTATGAATTGTTTGGAGCATTCGCTGTCAAAGGTACCTGGAACAGAGAAGGCACCAGAGTTGCTGTTTGGGAATATCTTCCAATTGATGCAATCAGAATATCATCTGATGAGAGAATGTACTATCTATCTGATGACTGGACAATGCAACAGCAATCAGCTGAGAAAACAAATCTAAGAACATTGCCAGCTCTTGATGAGAATAATAAGGTTGGATCATTTGTTTTATATTATAAGGATCCAGCAAAGAAAGGCCGTAAAGAGCATGGAGTATATCCAAAGCCACCATATCAAGGAGGAATCACAGCAATCCAGACTGATGTTGACATCTCAAAATTCCATATGTATGAATTGCAAAATGGATTCAAGTCAGGAACTATGATCACATTTGTCAATGGTTTTCCAGAGACACAAGAGGAGGCAGAGGCATACAAGAATCAAATAAAAGGACCAGCATCAAGCATTGAGAATTCTGGAGATATAATCATCACATTTGCAGAGACAGCAGATCAAGCTCCAAAGGTTGATAACTTAACTGGCAATGATCTTGATAAGAGATATGATGCTCTTGAGTCAAGTGTTCAACAGAACATCCTTGTGGCTCATGCTGTTGTATCTCCATCCTTATTTGGAGTTGCTCCAGAAGGATCATTTAATGCAGCTGAGAGTGCAGATTTATTTGAGATATTCAAAAATACTTATGTCAACACAAGACAAAAAAGAATTGAATGGATATTGAATTATATGGTCAAGCTTTCAGGAGATACTGGTGTTATTAAATTAAGAGATGTTACTCCTCTTGGAGTTACAGTTGATCAACCAACAGCAATATCTCCAGCAACAGATACTCCAACTCAAGAGGCACAGGTTGATGTTGCTAAATCAGCATTGAATGGAGCTCAGATTGCATCACTTATTGATGTTGTTGCTAAGATTAAGGAGGGATTATTGACAAGTGAAAGTGCATTGAGCATTGTATTGGCATCATTTCCAACCATTGACGAGGCACAAGCAAGAAGGATTGTGGGGTTGCAACCTGGTCCACAGCAATTGAGCTCATGCAAGTTTGAACATGAGGATGATGAGATAGGATACTTTGCACAATATGGTAATCCAGCTCATGAATATGATGTGATCGCTACCTTTCCAATAGCTTGGGATACTCCATCTGAGGAAGTATTCTCAAAGCAAGATCAATTATTTGCAACCATTGCTGAGATATCAGCAGAGCTTAATGATTTTGACAAGAATGTACTTAAGATGATTGGAGATGGTGAGGATTCAAATGCAATTGCCAAAGCTCTAAACTCAAATATTGAGGATATTGCTAAGTCAATGGCAAGACTTATGAAATGGGAAGTCATCACAAAAGGAGAGGTCACTGATTTGGGAAAGAGATTGGTAAGTGAGGAGGATATTCCGATTGAAAGATTTGAGGTAAGATATGGATACAGGACCAGACTTGATGTGCCACCAGCAAAGAGTGGATCAAGACAATTCTGTGAGAGATTAATGGGCCTTAATAGACTCTACACAAGGGATGAGATTAATACTATCTCTGGCCGAGTTGACAGAGATGTGTGGAGGTACAGAGGTGGATGGTATACCAATCCAGATACTCAAGCATCAACACCATGGTGCAGACATGAATGGATTCAGCAATTAGTTGTAAAAAGATAAGACATGAACTACCTACTATCAGTGGAAAATCTCAAGAAACTTGGATTAATCCACAGCAATACAGATACAAAACTCTTGGCAGTTGCTATCAAGCGAAGTCAAGATATGCATATTCAGCCAGCTCTTGGAACTCCTTTATATAAAGCATTGCTTACAAGAGTTGAGACATCCACATGGACACCAGATTATCTCACATTGATGAATGATTATGTTGTGCCATGTTTGGTTGCATTCGTTGATTACAGAGCAGCATTATTGTTGACTGAGAAGATGACTAATAAAACAACAGGAAGAGTCCAGGATGAAAACATTCAAGCCAATACTCTTGCTGATGTAAATGAGTTCAGAGATCAGTTGAGAAAGGATGCTTATTTTTACAAGGAGAGACTTGTTGGATTCCTTATGGATGATCAAGCAACAAAATATCCAGAGTATTGTGATATGTGTTCTGATCATTGTAATGAATATGTAAAAAAAGATAAGACAGGATACAGGCCTTTAAACTGGATACAATGAAATTCTCAAAGAAACAGATTGATAAACTCAAAGCATATCTAAATAAGGATGGAAAGAACGTTAAACCAGCTAATGAAAGAGCTGGAAATAATAGCAACAGAGCACAGGCAGATAAGAGAATTCTTTCAAGGTGATTTCATTGATGCTGTCTCAAGAGATGCAGCTCAATATCCTTTGATGGTTGTTACATTACAGCCTGGATCTATGAATGCTCAAGCTGTTAATGTTAATATGGTCATCACAATATGTGATAAATATAACATCCAGGAATATAGACAGATCAATGAGATACATTCTGATTGTCTGAGCATATGCAATGATATCAGAATCACATTCCAACAATGGAGATTTGAGGAATTCCTTGATATCAATGGAGATATCTCAACACAACCATTCATCAATAGAGGTCCAGATGTAACTGCTGGATGGACAATGGGAGTCAATGTATCAATTTATGACTACAATGATTGGTGTTCAATTCCATATGATGACTATGACTTTGAGAATGGTAATCCTCCAGGTGGAGATTGTGGAGATTGTGGAGATCTGACAACAACATATCAAGTATATGTCAATGGAACTCTTGAGGATACATTCACACAGGACACAACAACCAATAATACAATAAATATCAACATCTAATGGCAACAACAACTATCAATGTGACAGCACAGGCTTATGATACAGTGCAAAATGAAGGATCTAACTTAACACAAAGATCAACCATTGACTTTGTAGGAGCTGGAGTAACAGCATCAGACAATGGCACCAATACTGTTGTCACAATTCCTGGTCCAGTTGCAACAACAAACATTGGACTCTTTGCTCAGACAGCCAATAGTACAATAATAACCAACACAACAACTGAATCATCACTTATCAATGGAGGGGTTGGATCATTAATTGTACCAGCTAATGGATTTCAAGTAGGTGATAGTTTTAGAGCTGTGTTTGGTGGTGTTATGAACGCTAATAATAATCAAACTATTAGAATTAGAGTTAAAGCTGGATCCATTGTTTTATTAGATAGTGGTCTTCAGAATTTAGGGAGCAGTGTTATTAATGATGTTTGGTCATTAAATATTGATTTTACAATTAGACAAATTGGAGCAGCTGGAGTTGCATCAATTGTATCCTTAGGTGCATTTCATTACACAAAAACAAACAACGCTTCTGTTCAAGGATTTGGTTTTAATGTAGTAAATAACACAACATTTGATACAACAATTAGTAATACATTAGATGTAACAGCTCAATGGGGATCTGCTTCCACAGGAAACAACATATATAGTGACATCTTTATGTTGAATAAAACATATTAGCATAATATAATATGGAGAAAATATTCAAGCTGGATTTCAAAACATTTTTAAAAAGTCCATTCACTTACTTATTTTTTGTCTTATTCGCTATACTCATAATGATAGGAAGATACCTTGTCACATCAAAAGACAATGAAATTAAAATCCAACAAAAGAAGATTGATGATTGTGATGAGGAAAGAAAGGCTGATAAAAAGCTTATGCAAGATATACTGTTTCAAAAACAACTTAATGATAAATTAGATGGAGAATAAGATTCTATTAATGGCTACAATTATTAGCTCATTATTTGCATTATTAACACCAATGCCGGTACATGAATATAAGACTCCAAAAAAAGATCCTGTGAGGATTAAAGCTGAGAAATATCTACATGATCTTGAGCATGAGAATGAGATTAAGGTTGAGGATCTCAAGCATGATGTGGATAGCTTATTGACAATCAAAAAGAAAATTAAGTATATTTACATCAAAAGAGATTCTATATGAGTTATGCATGGCTTAAAAAAGAAACAGCTCCAAAGATATTAATTGAGGCAGTTAAGCACATTGGTGTCAAGGAGATTGTTGGTAAGCAACATAATAAAACTATCTTAGAATGGGCCAAAGCTCTTGGACTTGAGAAAACATATACCAATGATGAGATACCATGGTGTGGATTGTTTATTGCTTACTGCTGTCATGCTCAAGGATTACAAGTTGTCAAAGCTCCATTGTGGGCATTGAACTGGAATAAATATGGAAATGTTGCTCAAATTCCAATGCTTGGAGATATATTGACATTCACCAGGAATGGAGGAGGTCATGTTGGGATTTATGTTGGTGAGGATGATACACATTACCATGTGTTGGGAGGCAATCAAAATAACTCAGTCAGTGTCACAAGAATTGAGAAGTCAAGACTCAGCCAAGCAAGGAGGACAGCATGGAAGATTGCACAGCCATCCAGTGTGAGAGTTGTGAAGCTTGAGCCAAAGGGATTAGTAACAACAAATGAATCATAATGAAAAAAAAGCCAGGAAGACCAAAGAAGGATCTAAACATTAATATTGACACAAAGAATGTTGATATTAAAATAACCAGAAAAGATGGTGTTACAGACGTTAAAGTTGATACTCCAAAGGTTGATGTTGACTTTCACAAAGATAGTGAAGGAAAAAGCCTGAAAATAGATACAGAGAAGGTTGATGTCTCAATTGATAAAGGTGAGGTTAAACTTGATGTCAATGAGCAATCTGGATTGATTGGAAAAATAGCAAAGTTTTTAGTGAAGAGATTCAAAAAATAAGTATATTTACACTGCATAATTATTTTTAGTTGATTAGAGAGGAGCCAGTCATTAACTTGATTGGCTTTTCTTGTCTATGATATGTTAAAAAATGTTAAATTTATTTCATAAGTGAAAATAGTTATTAAATTTGTTCAACACTAAAACAAAATAATTATGGGAACATTCGTTTATTTACTGCTATTGTATTCATTTGTTGCAACTCTAAAAATCATCAGCAATGGAAAGTAAAATTGAAAAAATTGAGGACATGATCTATGTGCTAAAGGCAAAGATGAAAGTCAATCAGAGACTTATTCCAGATCTAAGAAGAGGATATCTTGATCAGCTTGCTGATAAATTTGAGAATCAAGTTGATACTTATGCAAGAGCCATTGGTAGATTGGAAAATTATAAAAAGAAATTCCTATGAGCACAGCACATTATGAATATTGGTGGCGTAGGTCAGGCAATTTCAACCTGGATTTATTTAATAACTATTTAAGAGCAAAGAGAGATGCAGAATTTCAAAGTAACTTACAAGGTGAAGGATGTCAAATGGATCAAGATGACCAAAACAATTCAAGCCAACAGTCCAGAGGATGCAATCAAGAAGATGGACATGTGGCCTCCGTTAATCATTAAAGTTGATAAGATATGAAAGAAGGAAGATTTAGTAATGCAGCTAAACTTGACATTCATCAAGTTAAGGATATCCAAAAAAGATATGGATCATCTGATGTAACAATGAAAGAATTGGCTAATGAATTCAATGTAACAATGACAACCATTTGCAGATTAGTCAAAGATGTTGAGACTGATAATAAAAAAAGAGGAGCTGGTAAAATATCTCAGTATTGTAATTTCACAAAAATCAATGAGGAAATTGCAACAAGAATCTTGATACTATACATGAGTGGTCAAATGACTCAGAGATTGATTGCTGAAATGTACAACCTGGATCAGTCAACCATCAGCAATATTTGCACTGGCAAATCATGGAAGCATTTGTTTCAAGGAGTTAAGGATCAATATAACAAGGAATTTTTAAAGATTAAAAAATGATACTCCACACTGGCAAGCAAAAGGTTGACTATCGCAAGATAAGGAGATGGAAGATTAAAGTAAACATTGAAAACAAATTTTATAAGAACTATGAGCAAGACTGAACAGAAAGATTTATCCTGGATAGAGGAAGCATGGCAATACAGCAGAATGGCTGAGGATGATTTACCAACAATAATTGAGGAATACTATGGATATCAATCAAAAAAAAATGTACAGATGCATCAAGCTGATTCACCTAATGCAAGACAAATCAAGACATATTCAGACAATGGCAAGATATCTTAATGTATCAGAGAGAACAGTTTACCGTTACTTTGATTTATTCAGAGCATTAGGATATCAAATCAATAAAGATTCACACAATAAATACTTTTTAAATGGACATAATACAACAAGTTGAAGAACTAATCATCCAGGATGAGCTGCAAAACAAATCAAGGCAGAGAGATAGAATTTACAAGAGGTCATATCTTTATGCAATTCTAAGAGAGGAAGGATGGAATCTGAGTCAGATTGGAAGATTATTCAACAGGAATCATGCAACAGTGATCAATGGATTGAAATCTTATGACAATTATTATGGCAAGGATAAGATCTATGACAGATATGTGAAACATTATGATTCAATATTTAAACCATCCATTGAGGAAGTGATGGTATCTAAGGATGCAATCTTTCAGGACATCATGAATTGTTATAATACAACTGAATTGAGATTTATCAAGGAGAGAATTGTGTCTGGATGGTATGAATCTGTAAAGATGTAAACTTTTAAAGATGGCTGAAAATATGAAACTTTACGGGTTAAGTTACTGAAAATTAATGCTTTGAAGACTTGCAGACTTTTTTCTCCCCTATACGCTCTATGAACATACATAAAAAACAAAATATTTTTTTAGTCAAAAAAAACTTTACAAGTCTGCAAATGGTATTTAATAAATTCAATATCAACAAGTTATATCCGAAACTTTCCGTAAAGTTTTGTTTTTTGAAACTTTACAAGTTTACTATTGAAAAATTATTTATATTTGTCGAGGGGTTTGCGGTTAGCTGCCCAGTAAAAGGTTCACTTGCGTCCTTTCCCCCTACTTTTTTTAAACGCAAGTATAAAACGCATTTATGAAACTAACTAATCATGCTCATGACTTATTGATGGAAGGCCTCCAGCCTTTACCATTGAAAGAAAACAAAGCTCCAATGCTGGAGAAAGGACATAACTATCTATATGAGTCCATTAAAGAGGAGGATGTTGATAGGTTATTCAATAATGCTCAAAAGATTGGCATTGCTTGTGGTAAAGTATCATCTGGATTCTATTGTCTTGACTTTGACAAACACAATGGAGAGCCAATCAAAGATATTTATGAGAGCTTTATTGCTCTTCCATATATATTTGGAT